GATTTTCTCAGCAAGGCCAAGGGTGTAAACGTCCCCAGAATCAAACCAACGAAAATATCGGTCAGAATCTAATTCGGCCACCATGTCGGAAACCCAATCTAAACGCTGCCAATCTTCGCGGTTTGAGATTCTAGGGGCTTTCACATTGGGGTAATTGTAATTTCCCGTAGTTGCGTAGCATCCTTTGCAGGCGTCTACTAATTCGCCAGGCGCGGCCCATGAGCCAGGACAAGTATCAAGGGCTTGCAAAGACCAAGAGCGGGCATTTAATTTAGAAGTTTGAGAGATTTTGATCATGTAACACCTATTGAAAAGAAAAAAGAGATTATTTGACTAAGATGTCAAACCATGCCATTAAACCGATGCAAAGCAATAAACCGATTGCAATGGCCGTTAGATAGTCCAAGATTGTGTTTTTCATGCCGTCACCACCTTTGCTTGCAATTTTTTGGATATACCTTCTAAACCAAAAGCAAAAATTTGGTCGTTGTAGTTTTCACAATTGCAGGCAAACCATGTGCCATAACTACTATTAGTTTTGGTGATGCGATAAATTTTGCCTTCACAATAGCCAACGTATTCACCTTTACGAAAGGCAGATTTTTCAATGTTTGGGTAGTTTTTCACTGTTGACACCTATTAAAAGTCCCAAGTTCCGCTTGGTCGGTAAAGGAATAGTAGCAACAAAAAAAAGAAAAAACATAGGGACAAACCCTAATAAAGTACAATTATTTAAATTATTTAAGGGAAATTTATGGGTAGACCTTCAAACCCTGCAACACGATACTTTCAAAGAACACTGACAAACCCCCAGCGAATGATTCTATTGGCGGCAGGCAAAGGTAATTTGTGCCGTGGTTTTGAGAACGTATTAGACCTATACAGTGAAGCGCACAACAAGGGGTTTAGACCAGGCGATGATGTGACTATTTTAAATATAGGGCGCGCAACAATAGACAGCCCCAACTTAGATGATCACATAGTAGGTAAGAGAGAACACATAAGGGAATAAGACAATGCTAAACCTAGAATTCAAGTCCCATTAAATAGGTGCTGCACTCTCTCACTCACTTAACATAATAAATAGCAGAGTACTTTACTACTTAACATAACGTGTCAGGGTAAACCATAAGTTGTATAAAAAGACAGTAGTAGAAACCCTAGGTGGTGAGATGTATGGGGGGGAGGGGGTAGGTTGGGTTGGTAGATATTTGTGGTACATCCCCTATACCGAAAAAGCTAAATTCAACTCCAAGGAGAACCAATGGAACAATTGAAAAGAGGAAGAGGAAGACCAAAGGGAAGCGTCAAGATGACCATACAGAGGTTTGCTGACAATCCACCCCTTGTACTACCTAAGACAGACCATCAACGTCTCAAAGAGCTTAAAGAGCTGATGATTAGGAGTGGAGGCAAGGATGTGGCTCAGAAGGTTATTGAGATAGCCCTTAATGATGAGCATCCCCATCAATTGGTTGCTTTGAAGATGTGTCTTGATAGGACTCTTCCTGTTTCTTTGTTTGAAAAGGACAAGTCTCAGAGAAGTGCTGTTACTATCAATATCACTGGTTTGGGACAAGAACCAATTATTGTTGAGAATACTGAACAACCTGAAGATGTAAAGGCTAAATATGATTAACTGGACTGTGACTGTTAATAAACCTAACTATCTAAGCAAGAATACATTTCTTGTTCCTAGAGACCATATCGCCACATTGATAACAGAACTCCTAAGTAAAGATGATTTTTTCGAGAATGACTCTATTACGATAGAACCTTCAAATATGGAGTACTTTGATGGCTGACCTGAACTTCTCTCTGCTTCCTTGGCAACAAGAAGTCTTCAAAGACCAAACAAGGTTCAAGGTTGTGGCTGCTGGGCGTAGGTGCGGTAAGTCTAGGATGGCGGCAGTTACCCTATTGATAGAAGGACTCAAGTGTCCACAAGGCTCTGCGGTTCTTTATGTGAGTCCCACTATGGGACAATCAAGACAGATTATCTGGGACTTACTGCTAGACCTTGGTAGAGAGGTTATTCAGTCATCCCATGTAAACAACCTAGACATTACCCTGATAAACGGGGCTAGGATATACGTTCGTGGTGCGGATAGACCTGATACCTTGCGTGGAGTCAGTTTAACCTATGCCGTACTAGACGAGGTTGCTGACATCAAACCCGAGGCATGGGAACAGGTCATTCGTGCCAGTTTGTCTGATAAACGGGGGAGAGCACTCTTTATTGGCACTCCCAAAGGACGCAACTGGTTCTATGACACCTTTAAGTTGGGCGAGTCAGAAGATGATCCTGATTGGAAGTCTTGGCACTTTACCACTGCTGATAACCCCTTGATTGACCAAGCAGAGATAGATTCCGCTAAAAAGACCCTAAGTTCCTTTGCTTTTAAGCAAGAGTTTATGGCTTCTTTTACCAATGCGGGTTCGGACATCTTCAAGGAAGAGTGGATCAAATACGGGGTAAAGCCTGAACATGGAAGCTATTACATCGCTGTTGACCTTGCGGGATTTGAGGAAGTTGCCAAACAAGCCGCTAACGCTAAGAAGCGTCTGGACGAGTCTGCTATCTCAATAGTAAAGGTTACAGACGATGGGAAATGGTTTGTTGAGAAGATTGAACACGGGCGTTGGGATATTAGAACTACCGCCTCAAATATCTTGATGGCAATAAGAGATTACCGCCCTTTGTCCGTAGGTATTGAAAAGGGGGCATTAAAAAATGCCGTTCTGCCATATCTTTCGGATTTAATGCGAAAAAACAATATTTACGCTCATATAGTAGACCTTACTCATGGCAACAAGAAAAAGGCAGATAGGATTATTTGGGCATTGCAAGGACGCTTTGAACATGGCAGAATCATCCTTAATTCAGAGGAAAATTGGGATGAATTTGTTGACCAACTCATTTTATTTCCAGCCACAGGCGTTCACGACGATTTGCCCGATAGTTTGAGCTACATAGACCAACTTGCCGTAACAAGTTATTTTCAAGAAGATAATGATGACGAATGGGAACCAGTTGATGTTGTTTCAGGGGTCTGACAAAAAGTTTTGCTCAAAATGCAAAGAAACTTTATCGGTGGACTCATTTTTCAAAAATAAGAGTCGTAGAGATGGATTGCAAGGATATTGCAAAAAATGCAAATGCTTAAGAGATAGGCAATATGACTCTGAACACAAAGATAAAGTTAACGAATCTGCAAGAAAAAGAAGATTTGCTGGTGAAACAAGGCAAACACATTTACGTGCTTTAAAAAACTACAGGCAAAAGAATAAGGCTATTCGTGCCAAACTTCAAATGAATCGTAAAAGTGCAAAATTGCTAAGAACACCACTTTGGTTAACAGAATTTGACCGCCTAAAAATACAATGCTATTATCAGGTGGCAGCCATGAGGTCAAGAGAGAGTGGTCAAAATTGGCACGTTGACCATATAATCCCATTGCAGGGCAAAACTGTTTGTGGACTTCATGTGCCAAACAACTTGCAAATTATTCCCGCAATTGAGAATATGCGTAAGAACAATCATTATGAGGTCTGATTATGGATCAAAACGAATTCCAAGAACCTAGCGACTCAGACAAAGAGATAGTTAACTTTGTTGTCAACCATTGTGACAGGTGGAGGGATTGGAGAGATGTCAATTGCCTTGATGATTGGCTAGAGTATGAGCGCATCTTTAATGGTGAGTGGGATGTCCAAGACAAGACTAGAGAGTCTGAGCGTAGCCGTATCGTTACCCCCGCTACCCAACAAGCCGTAGAGACACGCCATGCCGAGATCATGGAAGCCATCTTCGGTCAGGGTGAGTTCTTTGACATTCAAGACGATATTCGTGATGTCAATGGTAGCCCTCTAGATGTTGCTGCCATCAAAGCACAACTAATGGAAGACTTCAAAGTTGATAAGATTCGCAAGTCTATTGATCAGATTGAGCTACTTGCTGAAATCTATGGTACGGGTATTGGTGAGATTGTTGTCAAAACAGAGAAAGTCTTTGTTCCCGCTACTCAGGCAATACCTGGTCAAGTCGGACAAGCGGCTATCGGTGTCGTAGAACAAGACCGCATTGCAGTCAAGATTGTTCCTGTTAACCCCC